TCCTAGCTTGGTAGGCTCCCTGGTACGCTTGTGTTACCATGCTGGTTAGTCCAGCGACACCAGCTAAGCCTAGACCCAGTTTTCCGAAGCCTGCTAGTTTTCCTAGTAATCCTTTTCCACCGCTCATTAGACCACTAATGAGCCCACTCCCTGCGCTATCGCCACCGCCACCACCACCGCCAGGAGGTGTACTGCTAGCGCTTCCGTAACTGTTTGCTTCCCTGTTTCGTTTATCATAGAGCTTTTCGACTTCGTATAGTTGTCTTCTGATAACGTCAAGGTTTTTCTCCCGAAGGCTAATCTCCTTCTGAAGGTCTTCACGCTCTGACCTAAACGCATTCTTTTGTTTCTCATATAGCTTGTCAATGATTCTGTTCTGCTTCTCGAATTCACGGTTAAGCTCATCCATGCTTGTCTTAAAGCGGTCTCTATACACATTAAGGGCACGAAGTTGAGTATCGTCGAAAACGCCACCCTTTCGTGCCCCTTTGTCTATTTCACCTAGAACGCCTTTAAGGTCACCTTGGAGTTGCTTTAAACCACGCTGAAGCTGTCCGAACTCACCCTTCGCACTGACTCGTATCGAATGTTCATTCGCCATTGTGGGCACTCTCCTTTATTCGCCTTCGTCGTCGTTAATCTCTTCCCATTCGTCAGGGTCATCCTTATTCGGAAGTCCCGAAGCCTGGTAGCCGTTTGATATGTTACTATCATAGGCGTCTGATTCTTCGTCGTATTTATCGAAGTCTTCGTCTTCGTAGACCTTATCACCCTGCTTTTTGAGTTGTTCATCGTACCTGATTCGCTCGAACTCTAGCGCCACTTGTTCAGGCGTCATACTAAGTATGCGTGGGTCTGTCGGCGGAAGTGCGCCTTGACCTCCTGCATAGAACTTCCGAAGAAGCCACAGTTTACGCTCACTTGGAAGTCTGACTATCTCCTGGTACTTCGGCTCTATTTCCTTTGCGAAAGGTATCTTCCCAGTCCTCATACGCATAGTAGATATGGTAAAGCACGTCAGGTTCCACGATTGACTCTACGTCGATGTTTCCTTTATCGTCAAGTAGCCATTCAGGAGCCCTTAGGATGACAACCTTCAGTGTAGACATCGCCTGCGCCATGAAGCGTATCGTTTCGTCGATTAGCATAGGATTGACCATGCCATTCTCACCTAAAAACTGTGCTTTGATTGCGCCCATTCTCATGTAGTCCTGCATGTTAGGACGTTTGAAGACCACAATTCCTTCGTACTTTGTCCCGTAAGCTGATTCGAAGTTGATTTCTACGCCCTTTTCAAGCTTGTCCCCTAAGTTTACTTGACCAGCCTTCGACATCAAGTCTCTTACTTGTTGCATTTGTTCTTCGTTACCGATTTTCGCCATTCCCTACCAGCTCCTACCTTTGGAATTTATTCCCTATCATTATAAAGCACCCCTGACCGCTTGGGTAGAGGTGCTTTTACACTTCGGAAGCCTATTTTTAATTTAACAGGTTTTGATATTCTGTCGCTGTTGGTAAGTCTTCGACCGTACCGTTATCGCATGATAAGTACGCCCATGTTGCGTTCTCGCCTGAGATGGCATTTGCACGGTAGTTACGGCTATACTCTTGAAGCGCACATCCACGATAAACTTCGACGATATCGCCCGTAAATTTATCTGAAATTTCGATGTCGATAACATTCATTTTCAGAATGCCAACGCCAAGCGAAGCAAGACCGATGTCAGCGAGCGCTTTTTTACGGATTTTAAACTTATCAAACGATACTGTCCCTTCGTATCGAAGCGGTGTATGCTCTTGTGGCATGATTGAACCGATTTCGTACTGAGCTTCTTGACCGAAGGAAGTTCTGCCGTCGAATGACTGAGCTCTTCCAACTTCCTGACCCGCAATTTTTAAGCGGATTGTGTGCCCAGCATGTGTCGATGTTTTTGCAATATTCGCCATTTTAGGTGTCCCCCTTTACGTAATCGCTGATTACAGCGTGAAGTGTGACGTAATTAAGAAGTTGTTAATAGGAAGTGTTGGTTTCCCTTCCCAGTCAATCGAAAACGTTGTAGCGCTCTTATTGACTTTTACAGACTCTTTCACGTAACTTGTAATCCATTTGCTCTTTTTGTAGCCTTCGATACGTGAGATAGCGTCGTTATAAATAGTGATTTCAATACCCTCAACGCCAGCCTGTCCGACATACTTGTCTTCCATGAAGGTACGCATATCAACGCTCATTACATCTTTTAGCGTCGATACAGATAGCTCACGAGTAGATAGGTCATCGCTTGTCGAAGTTGTAATACCTTGGACAATACGAATACCCTTACCTTTTACTAGCTCACACACAGCAACCCCAGCGTCAAGTAGTAAGCCAACAGTTGTCGGGTCATATTGCTGTTCAAGACCAGCAAACTGTACATAGTCATATGTGATTGGGTCTTGCGGGTTTTTACCAGCCCAAAGACCAGCGTAAGCCGAAGCTAGTTCGACAGACGACTTCAAGACCTTTGACCCGTCTGCGCCTGTAACGTAAACAGCTGGTGAAGCAAACACTACACGCTCATCTGAGATGATATTCGCTTGTGAGATAACTGCTTCTTTTGCCATCCCGCTCGCATGTCCAACGAAAGCTCTGCGCTCTCTACGGTTGAGAATTGTCGAAGCCGTTTTAACGTGAGTTTGTACCTTCGTTTGAACAGCTGTTGTAGGCGAGATAACACACACCCCGTCAACGAATTCCATATTAAGTGTGTCTAGCGCTGTTTGCCATTCTATGTCTGTAGCTGGTGCTTGTGCTGTTGCTGTCTTCGATACGACAACTACTGCAATAAGGTCAGCCCCGCAAAGCCACGCAATCTTCATGTTGTCTAGTAAGTCACCTGTCCCAAGGTCTGTCTCCGCTTGCTTTGTTGTTTGTGAGTTGTACCATCTGACTGTTGCGACTTTTACGTCTGCCGAAGCGCCTTGTGCTACCCCTACGAAGGCTAAAGACTTAAATGAACCGACAGATGTTGGCGTCATTGTTTTTGTGTCTACGACTGAGTAAGCACCAGGTCGTTTAATCTGTGCCCCACCGAATGAAATTGAAGTCATTCTGTTTACCCCCTTAGATATATTGACGTTCTTTTTGCGTTTCTAACGCTTCTGACCACTCTTCGGAAGTCATATGCAACTCTTCTAGCACTCTACCACTTGCTTTTGTCTCGTACGAGAAGCTAGCAATTAGTCCTGGGTTAATCGGATTTGCTAGTGCATAGTCTTCGAAGCTTATTTCGGGACTTTCAACCCTTTCGTCTGCCTGCTTAGCGGACGCTGTAGGTGCCTGGTCAGTTTGGCTAGTGTTTACAGGTACAGGCGCTTGTTCAGGTTCTTGCGGTACGTCTTGTTCGCTAGTTGTCTCTACTTCCTTGTCGTTAGCCATTTTGATTCCCCCCTGTCGTCACGTTTGAAATGATGGCGCTAATTGGTGCCACAACCTCTTCGAAGGTCACATCGAGCGGATTCAGGTAGCTCATTGTAATAGTTGACCAATAGAGTACCATTGGCGCCTGTTGCATAGAGCTGTCTTGTTCATCCCTTCCGCCCCGAAGCGTGATATTTAAAAGCCCTTTTTCGACGAGTGGCAAGCGATTAGCGAGCAAGATTGCTTTCACATGCCGATACAGTTTGTCCCTTTCATCGGCGTTTGTGTGCCATACACGGACTTCGACGGATTCTTGGAAGTATGTCCCTCGCACCGTGTAGTTTTTATTCGTTGTGGTGTCGTACTGCGAACCAGCGAAGTCGCCCATACTTTGACTTGATTCGCTGTCGTCTACCCTGTTAATGCCTATGCAAGGTAGTTCCGAAGCGCTTTGCGGGTCTGCTTTGATGACTTTTACTTTAGCAAAGCCAAACTTCGGAAGCTCTACTTTAAAAGCTTCTAACAATTCAGATTTTATGTCAACATGCTCGAATGAAAAAGTTGCCATTAGTTTTCTCCCCCTAGACCCATAAAGTATAAGTCCATCTCGAAGCCACGTCTGATAAGCTGTAACACGTCTTCTCTTGTATTTTCGATGACGGCTTCCCTGATTGGTCTAGGCATAACGCCTGGATGTTTCCAGCTTCGAGGGTCGCTATTTTCTGATACTCTTCGGAAGGTCAGATATTGTGTGTGCCCTTGTTTTCCCATCCGAACCATCCCGCTATACTGTCCTGTTTTCCATGTGTAGCCGACGCCTGGATGGTCTCCTGAGTGACTTCTTTGTCCATGAGTGCTTTCGGTTAGCTTGCCGTTCCAAGTGTACCTACGACCCGTAAAAAAGGCTTTAATCATACCGTTCCTTCGACTAAATCCTAGATTGTTTGCTAGGTTGTAGACGCTCTTCGGCATAGCCTGCATAGTTACTGAGCCAGGTGTCCCGTGACGGTATGGTACGGTAATGTATTTCTTCCCGTCTTTGCCGACTTTTGCCTTTGGCGAAGCAAGAAGACCCGCTTTCATGTCGAATGGCTCAATCCCGTCTTCGATAATTTTGGCATGTGGTGATGTCGTGAAAACTTCGCCTGTTAAGTCGTCTAGGAACCGAAGACCGTCTTGTATGCTCCGTACGTATTCGCCTGTGACCGACTTCACACGGAATATCCCGCCACTATAGGAAACCCATGCCCCCGAAGCGTATTCAATCCATGTCCTTTGAACAAGGTCAATCGTAGCTGAGCGAACAGCGTCCCTTGTGTGGGGAAGCTCTCCTTTTCCTGCTCGTTCAATCGCTCTTAGTACATCATCCACGTTCGGAAGGTCAGCGCTAATGGTTAACAGGCTCATTTGGTATCGAAGCCCCCTGGTCTGTATCTGATTGCTACCTTCTTCGGAAGGTCTTGACCGTCCTGATATCGTGGCGTAGGTAGCTGTTTTAGCACAACAAATACAGGTCTGTG